GTAGGCCAATGCACGTAGTAGGTCATTTCTCTCTCTCCAAACCCTCTGCAACGTGAGCACCTAACCATGATCACATCGTCATCAGACATCACTTCACCTTTAGTTTGACTAATGGCGTCAAGAACTCTGTTACGTCCTCGATGCTCTTACACAGCGCCCAAGCAAAACCAGCCTCAATTATTTGATCACGCATGCGACGTTGGTTCTCGTTCATCACACCACGCTTCGCTTTGAGCTCTATGAAGATCGCTTCGTTGTGACCGCTCTTGGTTGCAGTAGAAGGACAAAACAATTCGAGGTCAGGCCAGCCATATTTCGTACCCATCTGCTTGAGCCTGTTGATGTAGTTAATATGTCTGCGACCCTCGTTAGGTGAGTGGTGATATACGCAGCCGTCAGGCAATGCTACGTCCAGCCAGGAAGCCACTTGACGCTGCAAATCATCCTCACGCACGTTCAAGGTAGAAATCATTTGGCATCACCGCACCATGTGTCTTGATCACAATGCGACCCATATATTCTTGATTTGGTATGAGCCTTGATTTATCATCAAAGGTCAGACACCAGCGACGAGCAACTGTTGCGTGAGACGCACCAAGCTGCCTAGCCAGTTCCGAATAACTCCAGTTTTTCTGCATGCGGTATTGATCAAGTGTCATGCGTACAATCATAAGCTAACTTGACTTAATATGTCTAGTGGCATACTGGTATAACTTGTTTGACGGATAGCGACAAAGGAATTAAACCATGAACAGTAATTTGTTTACCAGTGGTGGCAGTGTGCCTAACAATCTTGAAACGATAATTCGCAAAAGTGGCATGAATAAACGCCAGGTGGCACAAGCCCGTGGCGTTACTCCAGAGACACTCTCAAGGCATATACATGGTCACATCAACATGACCATTACAGATGCTGAAGAGTACGCAAAGGTGCTTGGATGCAAAGCACAGCAAATTATGTTTCTATCAGAGCCCATAGATATAATTGGAACGTGTTATATAGATGAATATGAAAAGGTCACAAGAACATTTGAACACAAACCAACGCAACAGGTTTTTTTGCCAGATTATTATTTAACAAACACCTACGCAGTGCTATGGAAAACCGCTGCTGAGTATCATGGAATGTGGTATGAGTGGAGCAACGCCCTTCAGTTTTTAGCGAAAGATCCTATTGATAAAAAATATGTGGATAAAGAATGCATTCAAAATGTCTGTTTAGTCAAATTTACAGAACCAATCGAACGCTATGGGAAACTACAAGACACAGCAGCTGGGGTTTTATATCCTTCTCCAGGTAACAGATATACACTACATTCACCCAAATTAGATTTCTTGGTTGAGAACGTGAAGCTTGAGTGGGCAACGCCACAAGTGCAAGCAGTTTTCAGACCTGACCTTCGCGGTGTTAGCATTGTGGACATAGAATCATAACATCAGCTCAATAAAACTTTGACGCCATATGTTAAGGCTAGTATGCTATATCTTACTAGCCGCTTATAATATTTTCAAATAATACTTGACGCTAGTTTCGTTCTCTGTATTTCTAGGAGAGCGACAGAAAATGGAGATACTGATGTTTGACATCCCACAGTGGGCTGTTCGACATGATTACTTTCATCATTCTAACCCTCGTTCGGGAGACAGGGCTAAGAAGTTATTTGAGAAAGTACATGTCAGACCAGCTGTAAAAAAAGCGAAAGCAACGCTTTACGATCTTGAGGCACATGAAACCGATTTAGCTAATGCTAGGCTCACGGTTGATATATTTGAAAACAATCGTGGGTCAGCCGCCATGTCTGCTGGTAGAGCTGTCCAAGATGGCTGCGATCTATGCCTAATACCAGAAAAACATACTGAACAAACACTAAGCTTACAAGAAGCTCAGTTCATAGCTAAAGATAATTTAGCTGCGTATATACCTAAGAACTATGACAAGAGCGTAGAGGCCGACGATAAAGAACGTCTGGAAAAATACCTGGAAGAAATAGATGACGTTGTAGAGAACGCTGTGATCGGGCTCAGAGAAGCTATGTCTCGTGACAATAGGTATATTGGTGAGATCGAGCTGCTAGAGGCGCTACCAGGTAATGCACTACCACACAACACGCTACCGGATTATGGGCGTAGAGGTGATCTTAAAACAAAGTGGTCTAGACCTACGACTAATAAGAAAGGTGAGCGTACCTGGGCAAAGGGATCCCTACCCTCATCACTGAGCGGCATGTTCGATATGAACAATGTCTACCAGGTAGCTGGGTTCTATGCGCTTAATGGCAAACAGCCACCGTTCTTGGTCTATGCCAACGCTACTGACTACCGTGTGTTTGATGAAACTAACACACCGGAGCTGCGTCCTGACTTTCTCGATGACGTAGTGCGAGACATATCAATGCAGCACAAAATCACAGAGAACATACTACGTGCAGCTGAAACCAAGGAAGAGCTGCTAGGCCTGGTATCACCAGATTGGAATACAATTTACTGGAAAGAGAGCCCAGCGTATATCCGCGAGGCTAAAATATTATGGGGGATGGAATGAAATTTAATATTGATGACACAAAAACAATTATTATGGCGCTAGAAGAATTAAAAGGTGATCATTGCTACAATCATTATGAAAATGATTATGAGTGGGAACAATCTTTTGAAAAACGTTGGGCAGATGAAATCGACGCTTTACTTAAACGTTTTAAAAAATCTGTTAAACTTAAAGAAATTTATCAACAATCATTAAGAAATGATCGAATATACACGCGATTGAAAGACAGCGGTCTTTATGAGGACATGCTATGAAATTAAATATTGATGAAACAAATACAATTAAACAGGCGTTAGAAGAGTACAAAGGTATGCAAGGTATGGGGTCTGATAAAATCGACGCCTTACTAAAACGCTTTAACAAATCTTTAAAATTAAAAATGATTGATCAAAGAATTGCAATAGAAATTGCTCAACACGAACGTCTGCATAATGAGGACATGCTATGAGCAACAAAGAAGCAATAGCTGCACTAGCATTAGCGCAGTCACAAATGAAAACACCGCACAAAGATGCAACTAATCCGCACTTCAGAAATAGGTACGCTAGTCTGAAGTCATGCATCAAAGCAATAAAGCCAGCTCTAAATGACAATGGCTTTGCACTTATCCAGGCCGCTGGCAAAGATGACCAGGGGCATTACATGCAGACAACCTTTGAGCACACAAGCGGTGGGTTGTTTACCAGTAAGTTTTACTTGGAGAGAGAGAAACCAGGTATGCAAGGTTTAGGATCTGCTGCTACCTACGCCAAGCGCTATGGCTTGCTAGGGCTTGCTGGTATCGAGCCTGACGAGGATGCTGATGACGATGGTAATGAAGCTGATGAAAAACCAAAAGCGCCAAAGCCACAGCCTAAACCACAATCAAAGAAACCTGATCCAGAAGCAGCTCACGATGCTGCTGTTCGCGCAGAGCAAAACAGTGAGCCCAGTAATACACCACAGCAGCTGAAAGAACTTATCGATGATAAGATTAAAAAAGCTACGGAAACCTGGCATCTAAAAAACATACCGAAAGAACACAGCGCAGATTTTAACGTGATCAAAAAACACGATGCGAAAATGAGTGCTGAACTAAACGCCTACTACAAAACTAGGTGGGATCAACTAAACACGGGGGAGAGATAATGAAAATTGATAAAGGCATACCAGTACCACCAGGCAACGGAAATGGTGTTGTAGGAAGATACAGCGAAACGGCTAGACAAATGGAAATAGGAGATAGCGTTGGCAACTTAACCCAAGCGGAAAGAAATAAGCTGGTTGCATCTTTAGCACACGTTTATGGCATCAAAGATTTTGTTAAAACTATGGGTAGAGAACAGTATAGATTTATGAACAGAACATCTCGTTCTATAAAACAAGATGATGGCACGTATAGAGTTTGGAGAATTGAAAAACCCACAAAGTTTGCAGATCAAAGAACAAACCAAATATTAGACTATCACCAGCAGAAAACAGGAAACCAAAGATAATGGCACATTTTGGAAGAGCAACACAGCAATTTAGGCAACCTTTGGATACAGCTAAACAGTATCGGGTCAGTGCATGGCTAGGATTTAAAACAGCCTGGAACGATGAAATTAAAAAGTTTGAGAGACAATCACCAGAGGAAATTAGTATCTGTAGGAAATTGTTTGAGGAGCTGGCACGGCATAAAGGGCTGCAGCTCAGTGTAAACATCGATGAACGAATGCATGGGATTGATGACGTTAAGCAGTTTCCGCGTGTAGCTACGATGACGCTGTATGTAGGCAACCCACCTAGCCAAGGCTACCAGCAACCACAACCAGTAGAGAACCCAGCACTCGATGATGACATACCTTTTGGTAACAGTGATGATGCTGATGATGTGATGGTGGGGTTTGAGTAATGAACGATCAAATATTAATGACCATCAAACAGGCTAGTCACTTCTTGTTTAAGTCCAGTGACGTGACCGACATGAGGCGAACCAGGCGGCTAATAGATAAATATAAATTGGAAAAGATTACTGACGGTAGCACTACATATGTACGCAGCCAAGATCTAGCTGATGCGTTAAAGATAAAACCGCCTAGCAACAATAAACAGTTGAAGGCGATTATCCAAACGTTGCTTGATGACGATGCAGCGGATTTGCGTGATCAACATACACGCAATCATCCGATACATTATTTAAAAGACAGAGGATAGTTTATCTACAGCCTCTGCATTATCGTCATCATCGTTTAGCCAGTGTCCGTATATGTCTTCTGTTACGCGAATAGTTGCGTGACCCATATAGTTCTTAATACGCCATAGGTCATCACCATACACCTGGAAAAGCTTTGATGCATAGTAATGTCTGAGGTCATGCCAACGAATTGCTGCAACACCAGCGCGTCTGCAAGCGTCATGTATGCGCTTAAGATATTTAGCTGATGTAACAGGCCGATTAAACTGTGTGCCAAATACAAGCAAATCAGGATCGTTTGGTCTACCTTGTTTTATATAAAGCTCTTTAAGTCCAGCTAACATATCGCGAGTAAGCGGTATCTCACGCTCACCAGCCTCAGTTTTTGGAGTGCCAGCGTTTGTAGTTTTGTGCTTCATAGTTCTGTCGATGCGTACCTTACTCTTTTCCCAATCGATCTGACCCCAAGTCAACGCACGTTGCTCACCCTGACGAACACCAGTTGCACAAGCAAAACGCATAATAAACTGCCATCGAGGGTTCATGTTATTTGCAATCGCATGGATGATGTTATCAGGGATAAGCTCTGCTTTGTTTTTAGCTTTGCTCTCTTTACCACCTTTGATCGGCACTTCTTCTACTGGGTTAGTTTTGCAGCAGCCATGCATCTTGCCATACTTCATCATCGTGCTGACGCCACCAATAATATTTCGTACAGTTTTCTTAGTGCGATTTACTTTGAGCTGATCCATGATTTGATCGCCAATCATTCCTTCAGTCAAATATGTAACACGCATTTCAGCAACCGGCTTGCCATCCACAACACAGTCTAAAAAGTAATCAATGTATCGAACTTTCTCATCGTAATAACTTTCTGATCGATCTCCAGATTCAAATTCTTTTTTAACAAATGCAATGTAATTTTTTGCGAGCTCATACAATGTCCACTTCCAGGCATCCGTCACTTTGCTTTGTGATGAAATTTGATTGTTGAGTTGGTCAATATAATTTTGTGCGTCCTCACGAGTTTGATGGTAGCTTTGCTTGCCGCCAGCTAATTCGTAACGAGTATCAACACCCCAACATTTCCAGCCCTTTTTAGCTCTACCTTTATTTTTTTTTGGTGAAACTTGTAACATATCTATCTCCATATTTCTTGACGCTATATGACAAGACATATGATTTTATGAGACAAATTACAAGTAAAACCCGTGACCCCCCCCTTACAAAAAGTGACGCAGACAGTGACGTGGAGCACCCCTAAAAGGGTTAAGTTATTGATTTATATGGGGAAAGAGTGGCGCGGTTGACGGGACTCGAACCCGAAAAAAGTGGTATATATAGTACATATAGTGCCTATTTGTATGTACTTTAAGCACTCATACACACTCACAAGCACCCTATGTAAGTGACGCAAAAGTGATGCCGCGTCACTAATTACGAATCGAAATCAGCCTCTGGTCTTGGCTTGGGCTTGGGCATCGAGGCCACTATATGTGACTGTTCACAACGCATCACAATTATACCATAACGTTCTTGCATCACATCCCGAAAATCAGTCTGTGTAATTGCAATACAATCGTCGTAGCTCTCGAACATCATTATGTGCTGATACGAGCTATCTTGAATAGAATACGTAAGCCACAAGATCGTCCAGAACTTAATCACTTCTTGTTCTCGTTAATACGTGAGATGCGTTTACCTTTAGCGACAGCATCAGCTTTGGAACTAGCTCCCCAGTCACGCAGTGCCTGTAGTAATGGCGTGGCTTTGCCCTTCTTCTTTTCGGGCCCAGGCATCTTACCCATGCGCTGCAGAAACGCTGCTCGCCTACCGGAGTTACCGGATTTCTCAGGAGCACTAGCCACCGTAACTTCCCATCATTGATTTCTTTTTCTTTGGCTTCTTGGCGGTCTTCTCAGCTTCTTTGAAGTTCTTGGCTGTTGGAGCTCCAGGTGATCCAGGCTTACGCATCTTCTCGCCACTTCCTTTTGCGATTCTTGCTTTCTTTAGCCTAATATTTTCATAGAGGCCGTGCTTCTTTCCGTGAGGCATTATGCATTCCTTCCATAGCTATTCATTAAAGATTTTTTTTTTGGCTGCTTTTTTTTAACTCCGCAAAATCAGCACCAGTGATTTTATTTTTAGGTGCAGCCGCTGATGCAATCTTCATTTGCTTTTGAGTAAGCTTTTTTGTTCCTGGCATTTACTTACCCTTTCCATAGCTAGACATTATTGATTTCTTAGGCTTTGGTTTCTTTTTCATAGTCAGCTCCTCATGTCATAAGTTCAAAATGTGGGGCATCAATAAATGGCCTACGACCTTGCCCTCGTCTAGTGTCGATGTAATCATTCATTGCAGCTTCCATTGTGCCATCCCACTGGGCAATATTCGGCACTGTCCAAGATGCGCCCCAACGACAAGGTACGTCCAAAGCACGAGCTCCTTCAGCCATAGCGTCTGCTATATCGTCATAGAGGTTTAGCTCCCAGCTGCCTCGTGAGCCTATGTAAGCCATTAGATCGACAGCCAGGCCATCAATGTGCTTTGACTTCATTGTCTGGCTTGCTCCTTTAGCTACGAGCTCTTTCTGTTCTTCTATTGTGCGGAGCCCACAGATCACGCCAAAGTCTATCTTGGTTGCACCGATAGCGTGTTTAACTATTGCAACCAGGCGTTCGTCTACACCGTCTAGTTTTTCTACACTGCGATTGCTTAATTTAAATGTCATCGTTTCATCTCCAGATATAACCGTAAACAATTTACCAATGTGTTTAGGCTGACCGCACTAAACAGCATGACCCACTGCCACATCTCCATTACTTCATCCTCTCTCTTGCTACGCCTTTAGATTTTTCCCA